TCCTTCACAAAATAGAATACGATGGCGGCGACTACACCGGTAGACGCGAGACCGACCACACTTCTACCCCCCTGTTCGTTAAGGAACTTGGGGATAGAAGTCGCGAGACGATCCTGGATGGGCCGACTCACCGCGATAGCGGTGCATGCACCCGCGATAAGGGCGATGATCTGATCATCTGTGAGGTTAAGAGGGTACTTGTTGGCGGGAGCTTGTGTCTGAACCGTCTGGGGAGCGGCATAGGAACCCTGGGGCTGTGCTGCGGTCATCTGGGGCATCATTCCCTGCATCCTAGGTTCCTGATCCATCATTGGTGGGTCCAACATAATATCGTTAATGGGAGTAGAGTCCATCGTTACTTTACGTTCGCGGATATTTTTTTCCTGTTCATTATTCACGAACGCGGTAGATGGTTTATCAGTAAGAGGCACCATTCCATCCCCATCATCGGAAAGATTCATCGTGTATACTTGATCTGTAGCCATTTAATATACGCCTATGTTTTTGAAACGTATGAGTGACGCATTATTTTCTCTTCGTGACGGTGAGTGCCGTTTTCTTTGTCGCCTTCTTCGCATCTTGTTCTCTCTGATCCATGTGTTTTGGGTTGTACATTTTTTTATGAAGTTGCCATAGTTCAGGACCACCTACCCTGAAGTTTTTCCTCAGCGTCGCTTTATACCAAAAGACACAATCCTGTATTTTATTAGACTTTACTGTGTTGTCCAATACGAGGCATTCGTAGTTTTCTGTACAAGCATCCATGACTTTACAGAACATATCAAACGAGGGGAAGATTCCAAAGAACGACTTGTATAGCTTTTCTCGATTTTGAATGATGTTCTCCCTGAGGATGAAGACATAATCTACATTTGCGCGAAGTGCCGGTGGAAGATCCATCACGTACTGCATCGTCAACATGAAGAAAATCTTCCAGTGACGTCCATTCATGAAACACTGACGAATACACGTATCTTTGAGAAACTTTGAGTCATACATACAATCATCCAATAGCATGAAAGCTCCACAGTTCGTTTTACCAGAACCGATTAATTTACGCTGTCTCGCCATGACTCGCTCGATCGCATCTTTATCGTAATCACCGTACACAAATAAATCTGGGATAAACTCTGAATAGAAATGATTTCCTTCCTCAGTTCCTGAAAGAACTATGCCAGCCGGTAAGTGTCTCTTATGAAACATAATATCTTTCACCAGGGTCGATTTACCTGTGTTACGCTTACCTATAAACACACAGACCCGATCATCCGTGATACTTTCGGGCTTGAATTTCTTCAACTGTAAATTCATTCTACTATACCAAATCGTTTTATTTCGCAAAATTTTACCCAGGTGAGAGATGACTCATTCACCTGAGACCAATTTCATAGTTCGAGGTAAATGTTACACCTAAGTTTACGATACTCTCCGTATTTCTCAGAGAATATTCACCATGAACATGCAATCTGGATTTGGTGATGCGGGAAATGAGATGATGCAGCAGTACATCGAAAATATGACAAACATTATCACACCTGTGATGGAACGAAGTGTGGTACTCGCGGCTGAATATTCGAAGGCTTGTGGGAGGGATGTTATACTCCCAGAAGATATGGAATATGCAATGAAATATTCTGCGATGTGTACTGTCGGTGATACGATCGGTTCACTCATCCCCGAAATTTACGAAGACGGTGACGATGAAGAAGATGAGATAGAAGAAGTCGAGGATAAGGATTGTCCACAGTTTGTGAGATATTCGGGTGACGACCATAACATGAACTTAATCAACGAAGCATATGATCGCTGGGACTCATGGGTTCCTCAGAGTCCAGTAGAAGAGATGATAAAAAATGCAATTAATAGTAATGGACACATGGGAGCCTGATTCTTGGACATTTTCCGAAAATTCTTTCAGAGCGTATGATGCACAGTCTAATTCAGACGGGTATTCATCCGATGATGAACCAGTCTTCTCAAAGTGTAAAAAACTCAGGAAGAAACATTTCAAAACGGTTAAAAGGGAGGAACTTCTTCCAGAGTAAAATTTTTTCCTACTGTAATATATAAAACACAATGAAGGCTGCTATTGACACCGTCAACCTCGTTACCCAGGAACTCGAGACACAGTCTCTCAACGCGATTGTCGCCGGTTTCTCTTTCGCTGCGGCGATGTCCTGGATGGACCTCGTCCGGTGGGTGATCAACCAGGTGATCAAGATCCCCAAGAATGGTGGTAGCCAGTACGCGCTCACCGCTGTCCTCACCACTCTATTGTCCATCGTCGTGTTCATGATCGTGTCCGGCATCTCCACTCGCGTGTCCAAGCCCGCGACACCTGTCTACGCGGTCTCCCGTTAAACGGGTTTTCGTCGTCTCATGAGAATCATCAGGAGGATGCCGATCAGTACGATGATTCCGATATGTACAAAATGTTTCCATTCATAAGAATTCCCCACTTCTGGAATACTTATTTGTGGCTCGGGAACGGACTCAGGCTCTTTGTCCGTGTACGGTATTTTACTCGAAACCTCTAGCTTGTCTGTAGAACATGTAATTTTAAATTTTAAAGTGTGATCAGCGTTTCCGAAATCGTATTGTGTCAAGATTCCGTTATTCAAATATAGAAATTCGATGCCCAATTCACTTATACTCTTTTGCGACCCGGAGTGAAATCTGTGAATTAATGGATCATCAGAACCATTGTACACGATACTCGTTCCACCGTTGAGGAGAATATGACCTGTATAATGGGGTGTACCCTTTTGATTGCTATCTTTTGGTACCCCTACATACACGGACTGATTAAATTCATCAGAACCAGACGATAATCGCAAGATGATAGAGTTTGGAGAAGGTGTTTGAGGTGTTGGAATGTATGCAGACATCAATTGAATTTCCTCAACATCATAAATGGGATTTTCTAATGTGATGACATAGGTATTTGCATGTGGGTAAAGAGTGCTATCACGCTGACTACTGTCAATAGACAGGCTGTGTACCTTCATTAAAATTACGGTATATAATTTTAATGAATGTTTTCATCAATTCGTCCCCTCGTTTAAGATACAGTGAGAGAGTGTGCTAGAGGGTTGTTCTGAAGCTGCCTCTGTGCGACATCGAGTGTTTTAGAATGGGGATTCTCATTACCCTTGTAGGAGTTAAACTGGTGGAAGGGAACCTTCTTGTAGTTTTGAGTCCAACCACCACTCGCGGCGTTAATACGACCATCTATACGAGATGTATCACTACGAACCGTCGTCAATTTACCACCCTGTTTACCGGCACTTTCACGAACGTTCATGCGCCCGGGGTTGCCCATACGGTTCGCCTTACCGCGACGATCCTCGGGACGGAAACCGTACTTCATGAGCTCTTCGTTCGTCTTATCAGTCACCCGAACAGCAGCACTATTCGTGTACGCACCACGGAAGTTGGAAATTCCTGGAGCTGGCTGGTTGTAGTGCGCGAACTGTGCATCGTTCCGATCCGTCTTGAAGCGGGTGGGATCTTGTGACACAGTCTGCGCCGAGACAAACCGCTTCGCGCCATTGAATCCGAGACCATCTTCGCGAAGACCCGTCTCCGACCGGTTCGTGGTTCGCTTGGTTTTCTCGTGTTCATTACGAGGAACGACACCGGACATACCTTGAGCTCGACCAGGCATCGCTGGAAGGCGGGTGGGCAAATACGCCGATGTATCGGGTTTGTTGTGTGTCAACTCACCGACGACCGCCCCACGTCCACCGGTGACGTCTGCGGCTGGACCAGATCGGCCTGGGAGAGTCGTCAATCGATACTCACCGACGTTAATTGGATTCACCCGGAACATCTGTTGATATCCACCCGCGGCTGGCACATGAGAACCGACTCCCAAACCGGGACCGACCATCTGTTTTTCGACGGGAGATAAATTGTTCATGCGACCTTGATCATATAACCGATTTCTCATATTAAGCACTTCCTGACCACCACTTCTGTGTTGGGCAGAAATATTGGCAAAACTCTTCGTCTCAACCTTATGTGGCACCTCTCGTCGGTTTTCGGTGGATTGTCTGAGATCGACATCAGAGAAGATCTCTGTTTCCATTGTGCGAGGTCCTATCGGAGATGTTGAATCCTCAAACACATTTTTGGGGGATGGAGGTTGCACCGATAACTTCGGATCTTCGTACACCATGGGAGAAGGTCCAATACTTTTTGGAGTAGTACTGAGTTTTCGACCGGTATACACGAGAGCGGCAATAGCCATCAGTGAAATGGGATCAGCCATTCTTATTTGTTATAGATATTTTAATTAGAGTACCTTCTCTGGAAGAGTGCATTCTGAAGTTCCGCACGGCTACTAGAGGGTTCATAACTCATGGTACGAAGGGGGACTTTGCATTCCATGTTCGAGAGAGGGAAAAGGTTACGTTCATATGTCTGAACGATGGTTTTGTTGAAACGGGATGTGCTCTGGGGGCGGAGTTCGTCACTCGTATCGATGAACCGCGCAGGTGACCCCTTGCCACCCTTGAATGGGGCGGTTCCGTACAATACCGTGTTGGGTCGACAGCCGCCACAATTGAGAGTACTGGGCTGAGGATAGACAAACACTTCATCGGTCGCATTCACGGTGGGAAGAGCACCTTTGTTACTTACAATCGAAAGACCAGGTTGAAGCTGATACGCCATTTATTATTACATAAGAATTTTAATCTAACTGTAGGTTCCGCCGCCTCCTCTGACACGACCACCTCCCCGAGGGCCTCTAATATCCCCATCCGAGCCAAGACCCGCGAACGCCTCGAGCTGGACACCGCGAGCATCGGGGCTACACATACTCGGGTTGTTCCTACATAAAGGTCCGTTCTTAGGACCGTATAACCATTCCGCAAACGCCGTCTGATCGCCTGGAATTTTCGTCACAGGATTCGATACGAATTGGCGATCAAAACCGTTACGTCTATATTGGGGCATAGAAGTACGAGACCGTCCAGAATCGTATGGAATGCGATCACCAAGGAAGCGGTTGCTCTCGATTCCGTTGGTTGCGTAATAACACGCCTCCAATCTATTCGGAGCATCTGTGTAATCAGTGATCATCACGTTCGCCATGGGATTATCCGAAGTGGGAACCTGGCAAGTGGCATTCGAACCTCCGNCATAGGACTCGTGAACCATCTTTGTTTTATACATGACAAACATAACAGCTAACATAGTCGCAGCCAATACGAAAATACGAGGGTCTCGGCGAATGAGGAATAGAATACAGCTCAAGTAAATGATAAACCTTGAAGCGGCATTTAATCTATCAACCGGGGACTGGTAATTTGTGGGCCAAAATTCAAGAATCTTATCGTCCCTGATAAGTTGCGTTGGATCGTTGAACCAAACCTTCATTTAATATATGAGCAGGTTTATTTTTTTGGTAGACCACCAAGCATACTTCCCATCATCTTCATGATAGATTCCTGGTCCATCTCACCACCTTCACCGTTCTGCATCTGATCAGCACAATCCTTGGCGAGTTTTTCAATCATATTGAGTGTGTCGGCTGGAATGGAAACGATCGTAGTACCGAGCATGTACAGAGTCTGGAGATACTGCCATGTAGCAGCCTGTGTACCCGCAGACATGCGAATCCAATACGACTTGATTTCGAGATCCTTGAGAAAGTCAATCGTCTCGATTTCATTGAGAAGGAACGTCTCATCCTTGGCCGAAATCTTATCAGCGTATGGAGTCACACCCTTCATAAACCCATCAACGACGAGACGTGGGTTAGTAGTCTTCAATAAGTCGAACGAAGTCATCATCTTTTTAATGCCTTTTTCATCTGGAAAAGTCTTGTGCAATTCCACAAGAAATTGACCTAACATGTCGTTAAACGCAGTAACGGACGCCATTTTCTTATTATGGGGTCTAAATCTTTAAGTTTAGAAAGGTTCACTCGATATAGTCTCTCGCTGTCCAATTCCGTTAGAGACTATGAAAAATACCAAAATCGCGTTGAGTACAGCGGGTTTGGTGTAGTTGTGAAGTTCGAGCTTACCTTCGTTGTTGAGATAGGCCTTGAGATGGATGTAAGCTGCTGTGATCACACCAGCGATGATGGCAGCCTGTACAGGATCTCGGAAATAGTCGGAAGTTTCCATTTAATTATACGTAGCTTTTTTTGTACGCTGCTCTGGTGCATCCCCGAAAAGGACATCGTCCTCCTGAGACTCTTCTTGGTAAGGGGCTTCGACGCCTGGAACAGTCTTGAATTCATTTTCTAAACCAGTGGGTTGCGTCACCGGTTCCGGTTCACCCATGGGTTCTTCCATGGGTTCAGCCATGGGTTCTTCCATGGGTTCAGCCACGGGTTCTTCCATGGGTTCTTCCATAGGTTCTGGTTCGTCGAACACATCTGGATCGGGTCCGTCCTGAACTTCGTCATCAAGGTCAATATCCCTAGAGTCATTCGTACTGGCCATATACGTCTGTAAAATCTGTTGGACTGGGATGAGTTCCTTGACGGTATTTTCGATGCATAAACAGAATCGAGTCGTCAACTTTTCATCACGCGTATATTCACTCTGTTCCTCGTGGAAAATGAATGGATCCTTGTACAGTTCCTTTGCGACGTTGTTGTAACATGTCTGAATGAATACTTCGTTCGTGGGAAGCTTGAGTGCGATCTTCTTGTTATCCGCCTTGAGACGAACCGCCGAAAGAATCTTAGTACAAGCAACGAACACTGCTGCCAGTAAGTCATTAAACCACGCACATCGATTAGTGATATTATCGGAATGATTTTTAGACATCGCATTTGACCAGTTGGGAACCTCCTTCAATAATTTTTGAAACGTGATGAGCACCTTCCTCCCCTTGGAAAGTTTCACCGATTCATCATATATATCCTGAAAAACTTCGATCATGGGTGGACAGATTATGAGACATAACTGCCCAAGGTATTCCCGCTTCGCTTCACATAAAATACTCAGATTATCACTCATATTTTATAGTAGTCTACTATATTTAAACTTTAACTATCACGCAATCATGAACCTCGTCTGTATTGATTCGCAATCTTCTTAAGATTCATGAGATTCGGAAAATCTTCATCTTCGACGGTCTCCTTCACCCTTTTCTTTTTAGGCACATACCATGACACATAAATATCGAATTCACCGACCATCTGTACTGTAAATCCACCCAGCTTAAATTGCCTCGCCACATATTTCGCCGCCATAGATCTATCAAACACCGGATACCCGATCAAAAACGCCGGAACCGTTAAAAAAATCTGNTTGTTTCCGAGTTCCACGGATTGTTTGATTTTAGAAGAAAATTGTTCGTATATTTTGGTATATATTTCCTTTCTGATCTGTCTTCTCTTCTCATCAATTTTATTAATGTCATCGATTTTGATCATTACAATTAAACCAAATTATTTTTCACTGAATCAAACTCACTCTTAGCTGGAAGTGCAACCTCCTTCACGAGCTTGTAATCGATAAATTCCCTACCATCAGAACTATCAGTGAACGGTTGAATGTTTTCAGGAGATTCAACACCGAGTGGTTGAGAGCGAAGTGAAATGAGAGAAATCCCAGCATCGGTCATTTTGTACGATGCGACGACCGAAAAACCGAACGAGAATCCACTATTTTTCACAGTCATAAACATACACTCGTAAATCATTTCACCGTCATCATTCACGTACCCCTTGATAGATGTCGTTTCGATAATATAAGTAGAGAGACCTATACGTTTAGATATTTCCGTGTTCGCGAGCATAACAAATTCTTCCATGATGTCATGGTCAACCTTCACCTCAATCGGGTTATATCCAGAAAGATCCGGTCTGGGATCATCAAACTTTACACCCGATACGTGTTTCGTGTGGCCTGAAAAACCAAATAGCTCCGTGAATGATTCTCGTTTAGTTAACAATATGACCAGTATAACGAGGGCGACTAACAAAAGTACATTCATCTTTACTACTATGCGTTAATTTTTTTTTACAAAATACCGTATACATAATAGATGTCTCTACTGATATATAGTCCGAGGTGTAAACATTCCATGGATGTGATTGAATATATAGGTAAACATTCACAACTTAAGCAACTCGTACATCTCCATAACGTAAACACCCAGGGTATACCTTCTAATTATAAGAATAAGATCAATCGCGTACCGACGATGCTCACCAAGAACGGTAAGATCCTAGTTGGAAATGAGATCAAGAACTGGCTGGATTCTTTACTACCCAGAAGGGAAATTGAACACGGTGGCTTCGGGGGTGGGTGTTCAATGACCACCCTGGACGGAAATGATAAAGACCCAGATATGTTTTATCTGGACAACTATGGACAATCCCTCCAACCCGCCATGACGAAAGAACTTGAAGAGAAAATCAATCGAGACGTGGCGAAGGGTATGGCTTACACAGATTTAAAGATGTAACACGTTAAATTAAGTAAATATGAAGCTCGTGACAATTCAGGCTTCAGCCTTCAAATCGACATTTGAGGTACTCAAAGACATTCTTAATGATGTGAACATTTACTTCAGACCCACGGGTATGTACATCGTCACGTTAGATACAGCGAGAACGTCTCTCATCGATATGTTCCTCGCTGCAGATAATTTCGAAGAATATCACTGTGACAAAGAGGAAATCGTTGCTGGTATTAACATTTCGAACACGTTTAAACTTTTGAAGACGATCACGAATAATGATGTTCTGAGACTTGAGATCAATTCCAAAGAAAGTATGGATATTGAAATCACGAGTGAATCCAAAAAAACAAGTACGAAGTTTCGTCTGAAACTACTCGACATCAACGAGAGTCGCATAGAAGTCCCCGATGTTTCGATGTCTACCGTGACTATCCTCCCATCAGCAGACTTTCAAAGACTTTGTCGGGATATGTCAAATATCGGAACAGATATTGAAATCAAACGCGAAGCAAAAGAACTCAAACTCCGATGTGAAGGTGACTTTGCCGATCAGGAAACGTCGATCGAATGTGTCGACGAAAGTCCTACCATCACAGGTCTATACAGTCTAAAATACCTGAATATCTTTACAAAGGCGACGAGTATGTGTGCGTCTGTGCAAATTATACAGGAAACTGGGAATCGTTTTCTGATTTTGAAATATAACGTTGCAAATCTAGGCGATCTTAAGTTTTACCTAGCGACTAAAGTATCCGAAGATCAGTCGTAAAATGATCGAGTGTAGAGATACTCTTTTTAATACCGAGTGCATTTCGCAGTATGATCTTTGGGTATCTATCTTTCAACGTTTCGACATCGTAATATAAAAAGTGATAAAGTGACACCTTCTCCCGATGAAAATCATTCCTCGGTCCCATGTAGCGTTTCACCTTTTCAGTAATGTCCCTCACAGGTTTATCGTTATGATCGGCCAACCAGACACTACTCAAAGGGATACTAAAATTCATACCTTCTTCGTCATTTTCGCCTGGTTTGAAATTTATATTATTCGATATAGCCGTATATTCTTTACCATTATACACGTAACGTACTCGTAGTATAGTGTATGTTACGTTCTGTGGAACTGTCGTGTGCCTAAACTTTTTCCCAGTCACATTCACATAGAACTCATCCATGTCACCCTCCCAATCACCACTTTCTTCCAACCAAAACGTATCTTCGATGTTGTATTTGATGTCGTGTTCAATACCATATTCCAATTCTTCTGAAATGATGTAGTAGTCTGGGTAAGTCGTAAATTTCTTATAGAAATAATAAATGGTACTTAAAAGTTTGAATAGCATTTCCTTATAAGAATGGATGGGAACTTTTTAAGTATGTATAATAATCGAATAGAAGAATGGAATAATCTCATAAAGAATGATCCTTCGAATAAGAAGAAATATGAATCTGAGATGTCGGAATACATCATGAAATGTTTGCCTTACATGAACAGTCATGCACAAGAGAGTGAAAATAAGACCAATACCGACAATATATTTAACGTGAAAGAGACTGTCGGTCTCAAAAGAAAAGATATCTTCACCGAGTATCTCATACACGTGGAAGGTCGGAATTTGGATAGACCCGTAGAGGAAAAAAATGTCGAGGGGTGTCAGACATGTCCGGAAAGTAATATAATTCACTTTACGAGTACGAGTGATATGGTTTGTGATTCATGTGGCAAAATCGTGTCTATATTCATAAGCGATGAGTTGACATACAGTGAAGAACAGGAATCACACACTAAAATAATGAACTATTCATACAAGAGGGAAAACCACTTTAATGAATGGTTGTCACAATTCCAAGCGCGTGAAATGACAGACATACCCGCGGAAGTCATGGAACAGTTGAGAAGCGAATTGAAAAAAATGAAGATCAAAAAACTGGAAGAAATCACACACGCAAAAGTGAGAGGATTACTTAAGAAACTGAGACTTAATAAGTACTACGAACATGTTCCGTATATTACGAATAGTCTCAATGGTATTCAAGCCCCCAAAATGCCAATGGATTTAGAAGAGTATTTACGTATGATGTTCAGAGATATTCAAAAACCGT